GGGCATTCGAAAGAGTAAAAAGGAACTGATTGAGATGATTACACAGAGAGATGCGACTCCTTTTTCCAAGGTTGAACCGACCAAGGTTGAACCGACCAAGGTTGAACCGACCAAGGTTGAACCGACTATGCCTTTTATCACCAGAGAAGAGGCAGAGAAGAGCGCTTCGGAGTGGGTTGGACCCAATCCCTCTTTAATGCGTGATTGGTTAGTATCCGCGATCATGGATCCAAAACAACATAGAGACATTGGGAAGGTGTTGGCGTATGTTGCAGAAATCTATGTAAATAAATGGATTTCTGAAAAATCGGGTCGTCCTGTCAATACTATAACGGGTGAATCTTGGGATGGCATCACAGGTGATGACAAAAAAAAGGTGAGGAATCAAAACAAGTTTCGTATGGATAAATGGCATTTCGAGACTACACGGCGGAACAGTTCGAAAAATGCAGAAACCAATGCAACCGGGCATGTCGCCTATCGTAGCAATGAGTTTGACATGGTTGCAATCTTCAAACCAGGACCCACCTTTGGCATTACAGGTTCTACGATTCGCTGTATTCCTGTTTCTGCCCTGATACACCCAGAAAAACCAGATCAACTCATTACAAATATTCCTATGGCAATAAGAAAAATGTATGATAATGAAGAGAAGACGATTGAGGTGATTAAGAGTCTTTATCAAACACCTCTTTAGCTTCTGGATTTATATCAAACAAGATATAACTTCTTTTTAATTTTTTACACGCCCTTCCCAGAGTTCCAGACCCCGCGAATGGGTCCAAACATGTATCGTCCTCTGCACTATAGAGGGATAGGATGCGTTCAAGCAGTTTAATTGGTTTTTGAGTTGCGTATTTTGTTTTTTCTCCATTTTGGATCGATGAAATATCATCCCATGTATCACGAACAGGGATTCCTTCCATTTCATCCAAGAAACGCTTAATACGGGGAATGCCCTTTTCATTATACTCGAATCTATGGTCCTCGTGAAGCGCCTTCATCTTTTCCTTGGAGAAATACCATTGGCGAGTATGACCGTTCCACTCATACGTAAGATTCGGACGAGGGTTCACTTCTGGTTGAGAATTATGCGCGGCAGAGGTGCTATATAACTTCTTGTGAATAGGACACATCTTCTGTGACTTCTTGTGCTCTTCCGTATAGGGTTTATAGAGAGGAAAGAACTTTGATTTAGCACTTTTGCTATACACGATGATCGTATCATGATTCCTGCCGAGTTGATACTTATTCTTTGCATTTCCGCCACTGTGCCAAACAATCTCATTCTGGAAATTGGACTCGCCAAATAGTTTATCGCATATCACACGAATGTGGTGTGAAATGCGAGGTTCTACATGAATAATAATGTTTCCATCTTTCTTTAATATTCTATGACACTCCACCAGTCGCTCTTCCATAAACTTAGGAAAGTCTGCAAACTTATCCTGGAAGTAATAAAAGTTCCTTCCCGTATTGTAGGGAGGATCCATATAAATCATATCGATGCTTTCATTCGACACCTCTTTTAAAAGAGATAGATTATCCCCGACCGTGTATCTATTTTTAGGGGCAATCGATTGATCCTCTGTCACATTTGTCACCGTATTTTTGGGTGCAAGCATCACGATTAGGTCATGCTTCTTCTTACTGCTATACCCTTTGATTTTCTTCTCCTTACAAAGAGCAATCAGTTCCTCACGAGTTTTTGTGGAGTAGTCCATCGGTTCATTGATTTTATGGATATGATTTAAAATCAATTTTTGGTCAACGAATGTTTGGTCAACTGCATGGTACATCCTTTACTTATACTGTTATTCCTAAATGATTTCAATACATGATCTACGGAAAAGCATGGAGTATAGGATTAAACTGGGCGATCAGTTCCTGTTTGCTGATGGATCGTGGTCCAACCGTATTGTTGGAAGGATACGTGAGTTGAGACAACCGCTGAATCAACTCAGGCGTTGGATGGTCTAACTTGATGAAATAATGAGATTGTATACTTTTTTCTATCTGTGTATCTAGAGTTCCTGCATTGACTCCCACGCGACGAAAGGAAAGATCCGGATGTTCATCTTTCTTGACGAACCGAAAATGTCGAGGCGCAAGTTCCTCTTCTTTTTTTCTTGCAATGTCTTTTCGGACCCATATTTGAAAGATACAAGGGACGTCATGATCTATTCCATCGACAAGAAACGAATGGTCGGGTAAATCCATTTCAAACTGGAGATGAAACTCCAATGGAAAACAACGCTGTAAACTTGGTTTTTTAAAACTCTTGGGTAAAATAAACGAGACACTCTGACAAAAGGAGCAGGATCGTTGGATGAACTTTTTTGCCATGGAGGATTGACGTCCAAAGGGTGGATTTCCAATCACGTGAACCTTTGTAAAGGGTTCCATCTCAAACTCTAAATAATCTTGCTTTAGGATGGCAGGGTGTTCGGGTTCAAGATCATAAAAAAGGGTATTTGTTGTTAAAGACTGAATCGCTTTTACAAAGGCGCCATTTCCAGCGCTAGGTTCTAGAATGAGATCAGAAGGATCGACGGTCACATGTCTCTTAAATTGTGTCATACATAGATCTACCACGGTTTCCTTGGTATAAAATTTATCTATCGTATTCCTTTCTAGTCCTAGGGTCTGCATCTTTAAACATAGAATAAAATGTCTAAGTACTTATTCCACCTTTATTCCACCGTCACGACTTTTGCCAAGTTTTTGGGAAAGTCCGGATTCACCCCTCTTGCAATGGACAGATGATACGCGAGAAGTTGCAAGGGAAGAATGGCAAGTAAATCACCAAAGGTTTGGTTTTCACTTACCCGTAACACGTAGGGACCTTGTTTATCCTTACTGATCCATACCAGGGGCGCATGTCTCGCTCTAATTTCTTCGTAAGCGTTTTCTGCTTTGGGTGAATCCAAGAGAATCACGGGGAAATGTTCGTCCAACAAAGAAAAGGGTCCATGCTTGAGTGAAGACGTCGCGTATCCTTCACTATGGAGATACGACATTTCTTTGATCTTTAAGGCGCCTTCTTTTGCCACCGATTCGCCCTTTCCTTTTCCCAAGACAAAACAATGATCTTTGTCCTGGAATAAAGAGACCACGGGTTCTATGTCTATGGTGTGTAACGTATGTTGAATGTCTTGTGTGAGTTTGGTCAGATCCTTCAAATACTGGGCGCGTTTCAACGCATGGATCCCTTTTTGTTGAGCGAACCAAATCGACAGAATTGCCAAGCAAATCACTTGTGACGTATAGGTCTTTGTCGACGCCACTCCCACCTCTCTACCTGCCTTTAAATAGCAGACATAATCGACTTCACGCGCAATGAGCGACTCTTCCACATTGACCAACCCCAAGAGAATCAACCCGTGTTCTCTTCCAATGGCAATGCACCGATGTAGATCTTTGGTTTCACCCGATTGAGACAACAGTAGAAGGGCAGTCTTACCTTTGGGCAAGTCTTGTTCTATAAACTCGGCGCCGTCAAACAGTTGCACCGTCGTAAAATCTCCAAGTTCTTTCAAGAAGAAGAGTCCATGTTGTCCTGCGAAATAAGAAGTCCCGCAACCCAAGACAATCAAATGTTCGATCGTCAAAAGACGTTGATCGAGTTCTTCTAATTTGACACCATCCGGGTAAACACGCCCGTCCATTGCACGAAAAGAAGATTCGGGTTGTTCGTGGATTTCCTTCAAGGTCCAATGGGGATAGGGCGCCAAAGTGTCCCTTTCTTGATTTCCCTTAAGTATTTGAACCGAGGGGTAATCGTCGAGAGTAGTCACTTGTATGCCTTGATCGGTTCGGGATAATGTACAAATGTCTAGGTTGTTTAATACTTTATACTGGGTAATTCGCTGACAAAATCCACTCTTCTCAGAAACCACGATCGCATGATCTTCGTTGTAACCTACGAGTAATGGAGCACCTTGTCTCGTGCAATAGATTTTTTGTGTATGAATACAGAGAATGGCAATCGCCCACGAACCGCGCAACGTTTGATTGAGTTCGTGAATACATTCTAGGAGGGGTTTGGTCTGGGCGTAAAAGGAGAGAAGATGAGCGATGACTTCGGAATCGGTTTGAGAAAGAAATACGAACCCTTTCTCTTGTAAGAAAGTTTTTAAAGGTTGATAGTTCTCCAGAATACCATTGTGCACGATCGCAAATTGTCCGCACATGCTTAGATGGGGATGAGCGTTGAGGATATTTTTTTCTCCATGTGTCGCCCAACGCGTATGAGCGATTCCCAGGGTAGACCAGGAATGGTCGTGTATACAAGATTGTAATTGACCATACGCGTCCTGAGATGCAAACTTATCTAGGCGGAGCGAGTGGTCAGTAAGAGTTGCGATCCCTACAGAATCATACCCTCTGTTTTTGAGTTGAGACAACCCTTCTAAAAGAAGGGTCGCGCATTGGTTCGATACACACGCTACAATCCCACACATTTGAATAAATGTTTATTTTATTCTTTAATGGATCGAATCATTTGCAAAATAATATACTCTATTCTATAAATGACCACTTATCAAATTAAGGCAGATAAGTTTTCGGTTTCGGGTATACAACTTTCACTGGAGGATGGATCAATTGATGCGAATGGGTTTTCCTTGTCCAAAACAGGTCTTGTCTATGGAAGCGTAAGTGATGCAATCAATCCCTCAAAAATAGAACTTGTAAATGCAAGTCATAAAAATACACTTACGGTAGATTCTATCAAGGTGTCGGATCTGGCGAATACGAAATACGTAGAATGTAAGGAAGAAGGAATCGTGATTCGTGAAAATGCATCTTCCGTGACGTTCTCTGCAGAGAGTCTGAATTACGGAGCATCTTCCGCCACTTGGGCGAATATTATTTTGAATAACACCGGGGCGGATGATCTAGAAGCGGTTTTAAACCTTGGCAATGTAGCGTCACGCGATATAGACCTAAGTGGCAATAACATTTCGCGGTGCAATAACTTGGATGTTTCGACCATCAACGGCGCCTCGTATCCTTTACCGGTGGCAACGTTAGACCAAGTATTGGCGGCAGGCAACTTTGCTT